TCTCCTAAGACAGATGCAGAAAAAGAAATCGTAGCAAGCCTACCGGAGGATATTCTTGCAGCGGCAAACCAAAGAAAGAAATATCCATTAGACCCAGAAAAAACTATTGTTCATTACTACAAGAAAGACGATTGGCAAGCATGGGCTTATCCAATGGTTTATGCGGTTATGGATGATATCATGGTAATGGAAAAGTTAAAACTTGCAGATATGGCAGCACTTGACGGTGCTATATCAAACATTCGTATTTTTAAAATAGGTAATCTAGAACACAAGATTGCCCCTACTAAAGCAGCCGCTTCAAAGTTAGCATCTATACTAGGTAATAACGTAGGTGGTGGTACAATGGATTTGGTATGGGGTCCAGACATTGAATTAATTGAAAGTAAAACAAACGTACATCAGTTTTTAGGCGAAGGCAAATATACTCCTCACCTTAACGCTATCTATGCGGGGCTAGGTATTCCACCTACTCTTACCAGAACTTATGGTGCTGCTGGTACGACGAATAATTTCATCAGTTTGAAAACTTTAACTCAGCGTCTAGAATATGGTCGTGATGTACTTACTGAGTTTTGGAATAAAGAGATGACGATTGTACAGCAAGCAATGGGCTTTAAAGAACCAGCCATGTTAGAGTTTGACCGAATGGACCTATCGAACGAAGAGAGTGAGAAGGCTCTACTAGTGCAGTTGGCTGATAGAAACTTGATCAGCGAAGAACTATTGCAAACACGATTCGATATGGACCCAGATATGGAAAAATACAGAATAGACAAGGAAACCAAGGCTAGAGAGAAAGGTAAAATGGCAGATAAAGCAGGTCCATACCACAATCCGCAGAGCGATGAAAATTTGAAGAAAATCGCGTTGCAAACAGGTTTAGCAACTCCTAGTGAAGTAGGTTTGGAACTGAAGCCAAAGAAAGAAGGAGAAAAGACGCTCATTGAAATGAAGCCAAGCCCATCTTCGAAGAAGGCAGGAGATGTTCCTACATCTCTGCCAAAAGGCGATCCGGGCAGACCCACCAACTCTCCAGATTCTACGCCTGTAAGGAAAGAAAGAACATTCAAACCTAGACAAGGAGCCGGTCTTACAATTTGGGCAACAAATGCTCAAGAGCAAATCAGCAAAATAATTAATCCGGTTATGCTTGAATATTACCAGAAGAAAACTCTAAGGTCTCTCTCAAGTGTACAGAGTCAAGAAATTGAGGAAATTAAGACGCAGGTGCTTTTCAAGTTGGAACCATTCTGTACAATAGATAACGAACTCGTTATCGCTAAAATTTCAGAAAATCTAAAAAGTTCGATTATGACCAGTTATAGTGTATGGTTAAGAGAGTTGGCATTAGACCTTGGCAGAGAATTAAATGTTGATGACCGAATCCAAGCAAAGGCATCATACTACGCAACTTTAAAAGGTGAATAAATATGGATATCTATAAAGACGAATTAAAAGACGGTTTGGCAGATAAAATATTGGCTAGTCAATTTGTAACGATTGCATCAGCCGCAGAGCCATGCAACAAATCTAAATTAAAGGAAGATTTAAGGGATAAAAAAGCCATAGCCGCATATGATGATGCTGATCTTTATTACGTTCAGTCAATTATGGTTACTTCAAACTGGAATCGAAATGATGACGTATTTGACCATCTTGAAGTATGGAAGGCTAGAAAAAGCCCAGAGCACAAACCAACAAATCTAGAACATGATGAGGCCACAATAATCGGTCATATTACATCAAATTGGCCTATTGATGACAATGGCAAAAGCCTAGCAGAAGATTTATCTGATGAGGATGTGCCAAAGAAATTCCACATTCTGACAGGCTCGGTAATTTACAGAGCATTTACTGATCCAGAACTGATGGAAAGAGCAAATAAACTAATTGCGGAAATTGAAGATGGTACAAAGTACGTGAGTATGGAGTGCTACTTTAAGAGTTTTGACTATGGATTAATTGATAAAACTACCGGAGATTATAAGGTTTTGGCTCGGGATGATGGTTCTTCGTATTTGACTCGACATCTTCGTGCTTACGGAGGCACTGGTGAATTTGAGAACTACAAAATCGGTAGAGTTTTGAGGAATATTACTTTTAGCGGTAAAGGTTTTGTTGATAAACCAGCCAATCCTGAGAGTATCATATTCACAAAAGAAAATATTGACAAAATTTTTGATCAAAAAAATGACGATTTATCAAATTCAGGTGTAGTAACAAGTACGTTAACTTCTACGGAGAACGAAATTATGAGTGAAAATACAGATTTACAACAAGATGTTGCGGAGATCAAAGACAGTCTTGCGACTGTTGCTTCGACAGTTGAAGAGGCTAAGGTATCCGCAGAAGAACTAAAAACCATTAACCAAGAATTAGAGGTAAAAATGAGCGAACTACAAGCAGAAGCAGACATGCACAAAGACGAAAAAGAGAAGATGAAGAAAGAAAAGGAAGAAGCAAAGAAGGACTATGTAAAATCTTCTGAAGAAGTCGAGGCTTTGAAGGCTGCTTTAGCAGAACTCGAAGAAACCCTCGCAGGCTACAAGAAGAACATGGCTGAGAAAGAAAAGATGGAAGTCGAGAAAAAGGCCAAATCTGAAGAACTTGAATCAGAACTTGCAGCCGCCAAAGAAACAATCGCATCATACGAAGCAGAAAAGGCTGAAGCAGCCCGTCTTGAAAGAGTTGCTGCTCGTACCGCTGCATTGGTTGAGGCTGGTGTTGAAGAAGAAGCAGCAGCAGCAACCGTTGAGAAATTTACTGAACTTGATGACGAATCCTTTGAGGCTATTGTTAGTCTAGCCGCACTCACCAAGAAGCCTCACACTGGCAAGGCTCCTGTTGAGAACGACAAAGACAACACTCCGGTAAAAACGGTAAAGGCTGAAGAAGAAGTCGAAGAAACAGAAGAGGCTGAAGAAGCACAAGCAACCGAAGCCGACATTGAATCTCTGGAAGAGGCAGAAGTCGAAGCAACACCTGATGTTACTGTTGGCTCAGACGCTTCCGAAGAAGACGAAATTTCAACTGTTCGTGCTGAGTTGGTTGAATTTGTAAGTGCTAGACTTAACAACAAATAACTTTTTTTACCATAGGGAGACTTAAAGATGGCTTTAAAACCAGATCGTATCGAGATTTACACAGATATCTCATTTTTCATGAACACCGTTGCCGAACGTGGTGGCGTTGTTTCAGTTGTAACAAGCGGTTCAGGCGTATCAATGGATGACGCTAATGCCGTAGTTGAATATGCTGACGCTGCAAGCGGTAGTGCTGCACTTGGCGTACTTCTTTGTGATGTAGTAGACAAAGACCTCACCAAGTGTCATATTAACTGGCACAAGGACGAGATGCAGGTAGGTGGCAAAGTCACTCTCCTTCGTCGCGGTCAATGTACCACCAACATGGTTGATGGTGATCCATCAGCAGGTGACAAGGCTTATGTCGGAGTTTCCGGCTTGGTCTCAACATCCGAAGGTGGTCAACACATCGGTCAATGGCTCAGTGCCAAAGACGAAGATGGTTTTGCTAAATTATCCGTTACCGTTCACTAAATTAATACTTATAGGGAGATTTTAATTATGTCAGATGTTCAAACTAAAGTTTTCGAACCAACACCAGAATTGACTGATCTTTTGATCCGTTCTGGCTCGGTAAACAAAGAGGTTTCAGTAGCCGCAAGTGCAGAATTTGCAAAGGCTCTTGAGCAACCTCTCCGTCAAGGTGTCCTTAGTGGCAATATTCTTGATGGTATTTTTGAGCCAATTCGCTTGGCCCAGAGTGCTACTCCAGAATTTCCACTTGACTTTCTTTCACCCGGAACTGAAAAGGACTTCGTTGCTTATACGATTCCTAATCATGGATATATTCCAGAACGACATGTCGAAGGCGATTACGTCATGGTTCCTACTTTTGATATCGGTTCTTCAATCGACTATCTGTTAAAGTATGCCCGTGATGCTCGTTGGGATGTTGTCGGTCGTGCAATGGAAGTTCTTGAGGCTTCTTTTGTTAAGAAGATGAATGACGATGGTTGGCACACTATCCTTGCTGCCGGTGTTGATCGTAACATTGTTGTTTACGATAGTGACGCTGCAACAGGTCAGTTCACCAAACGTCTTGTCAGTCTCATGAAGACTGTTATGCGTCGTAATGGTGGCGGTAACAGTGCTTCTAACAACCGTGGTCAGTTGACTGACCTTTACGTTTCACCAGAGGCTATGGAAGACATTCGCAACTGGGGAGTTGATCAGGTTGATGAACTCACTCGTCGTGAAATCTACGTTGCTTCTGATAACGCTGGTGTTCTTAATCGTGTCTTCGGAGTAAACCTCCATGACCTCGATGAACTCGGTGTTGGTCAAGAATATCAACTGTTCTACGAAAACGTCCTTAATGGCACAATGCCAGCAGGCGACGTAGAAATCTGCGTTGGTCTTGACCTTCGTAAGCGTGATTCCTTCATCATGCCAATTCGTCAGGAAGTTCAAATCTTCGAAGATGATGTTCTTCATCGTCAGAAGAGAGCAGGCTTCTACGGATGGGCAGAGCAAGGCTTTGCTGTTCTTGACAACCGTAGAGTACTTCTTGGCTCTATGTAAAGTCTTTCTAATGTTGTAAATTATAAAGGAGCCGTCCTAAAAGCATTTGGGGCGGCTTTTTTTATACCAGTAGTGGTGTATGTATATTTGTCATCCAACATTCAGAGGGAATCCAAAATGTCAGCAAGCCAATATGATTTCGGTATAGAACAAGGGTCTACTTTTAAGATCAAGTTCTTCTATAAAGACGAAAATGGTAACCCATTAGATTTGACAGGTTACTGTGCTAGGCTTACATGGAAGACCAATTTCGGGGTTACTCAATCTTTTTACACAGAAAATCTAGATTATAGTGTATATAAATTTGAATTGGATGAGCAGTTAGGAGCCATGATTTTGACCTTACCATCGTCTACGACGAACGGTTTTAACTTTACATACGCTAAGTATGACCTTGAATTACAGTCTCCTGACGCTATATATAATAGCGACAATTTTTATACTTTTAGACTTCTCTATGGTACTGTAGAGATCAGAAAAAGGTATAGTAACACATTAGAAAACTTGGAGTGCCAGAATGACTCAGAATAGAAAATACATGACGGTAGAAAGTTGCAATATCGACAACCTGCCATACGTACAAGTGCAAGTTGTAGAACCATGCCATGACATACCTATCCTCATTTCCGATTTGCCTGATAATATTCCTATGGATAAAATATCTGGTAATTTGGATGTTACAAGAATAGACAACTTAGACGATTACTTAATTAACTTCCAGTACGAACTTGATGGTGGCTCACCATAACTAAATTAAAGGAGATTTCCAAATGCCAGTAGATACAAAAATTCAGATTCGTCGCGGTTATTCAGACGGTTTTTCCGGCTCAATACCCGCAGGCCAGAGTAAGTGGTCAGGTGTCAATCCTGTTTTAGCACAGGGTGAACTTGGTTACGAAATTGATACCAATCGTGTTAAGATTGGCGATGGGCTCACAGCATGGAATAGTCTTTCTTATGCCAGTAATTCTCCTGATGAAGATTTTCATTATGGAGTAAGTGGTATTGGAGTTGACTTTCCAAATGATGAAGTTCGTATAGCAGTAACAGGGATTGAGCACTCACAAGTAAATGATTGGGATGAGGCCGTTAGTGGTCTTCTTCCAAGTCTTACTGGTGCAGACGGCGTTGTTGTCGTTTGGAGTGGAGTAGAGAACAGATGGTATGTTTCTCTTGAAGACCCAGTAATTGACACTGGTAACATTATCGGTTTCGAGGAAGCCGTTCGTGATACTATCGGTGAAGACGCTGGAGGAAACGGTTTCCTTCGCAATGGTTACGGTATAGACATGAACTACGTTGACCTACAGGATAGTGTCACCGTATCATTTACAGGAACAGACCTTACAGGCGTTCTTGATGTTACTGCTACAGCAACAGAAGTCAATCGTATCGGTGGCGTTGTTCCCGGTCGCGTAGACGCTCTTAAAGCAGTTGTTGCTGATGCTAGTCGTAACATTCAAAATGTTAATAATCTGGGAGTAGGCAACGACCTTGTTGTTACTGGAGTTACCACTCTCATCGGTGGAGTTAATGTCACAGGTGTTGTTTCTACAACAACTATTGAGGCTCCTGTAATTACTGCCACAGACAGATTTGTTGGCAACCTTACTGGCACAGCACTCAATGCAACCAACGTAACAGTAGACAACGACGGTAGTTCTTCTACCTTGTATGTTGCTGGTGTCGAAGGTACTAGTGATGGCAACAAGCCAGTATTTACTGATACTCTGCTAAACTATGTTACGAGTTCAAATACTCTTAACTCAGTTAATCTTACTGCTTCTAGTACTGCTACAGCAAGTGATGTTCAGACTACTACATTGACAGCAGCCGGTACAGCAACCTTTAATGGTGATGTTGATCTTGGCGACAGTGCAAGCGACACTGTAACATTTACAAGTAGAGTAGACAGTAATATTGTTCCTGATGCCAACGCTACCCGTGACTTGGGTACATCAGCATTAGAATGGGGTACAGTTTATGCTAACGACGTAGAAGTAAGTCAGCATCTTAATGTTGATGGTAACATTGATGTTGGTGGTTTTGTTGTCACAACTGGCGACGTAACAATTAACGGTAATCTTACTGTTAACGGTGACACCACAACTATTAACTCTGAAGTTAAGGTTCTGGAAGACCCGATTATTCTTCTAGGTGGAACTGGTGAAATCACAAGTAATGATGGCAAAGACCGAGGTGTTGCTGGTCGTTACTACAAAGCATCCGAAAGCCCAACTGGTGCATTCGTATTCTTTGGATGGGATAACAGCACTAACAAGTTCACCTTTATTCCAGACGCTACCTTCACTAATGAAGTTGCTTCTGGTGCGATTGGTGAAATTGACGCGAACATTGATTTCGATAAGATTCTCAATGCTCCAAGTCCAAATGTTAGCGTAACCCTTGCTGGAGACGTTACTGGTACTGCTAATGCAGACTTGACAGCACTTACTGGAGATGTTGCTCTTACAATTACAACAACTATTGAAAACAATAGTATTGTTCTTGGTGACGACACCGAAGGTCAGTATGCTAAGACTCTTGCAGTTGCAGGAAACGGCCTAAGTTGCACTTCTCCTGCTGCTGATGATGGAACAGATTATACTGTTACTTCAAATGCTACAGCAAATAATACTGCTGAAACTATTGTGTACAGAGACGCTAATCGTGCCTTTACGGTTCAGAGCATCACTGTAAACAGTTTGGTTAATGTTGCTTCGATCAGTGGTGTAAGTGCTGCTAATCCAGTAGTACTAACTTATGCTGTTATTGATGGTGGCTCCCCATAATTTAGTGAATAATTAAATCCTAGGCCTTTTTCTATCCAGATTAAGGTCTAGGAAATTTTTTAGATTGACAACATTCTTGGACTGTTTATTATAACATATGGGTCAAACCACACCCTCAATACAAGCGATAGGAAAATCATGCCAGCAAATAACTTAATACAATTCCGTAAAGGAGTATCAACAGATTGGTCTTCGCAAAACCCAGTATTAAAAAGCGGAGAACCCGGATATTCTATAGATGACAATACATTTAAAATCGGTGACGGCGTTACCTCATGGAACGACCTTTCTAATATAGGCTCTGCTACTTATAGTAATTATGTAATTAGTACGGGCCAATCTTCATTCAGCACTGCTACAGGATATACAGTAGGAACTTTAGAATTATACCAGAATGGTGTTAAACTAGTAAATGGCCTTGATTTTTCAGCCACAAATGGTAGCACAGTAACTCTTAGTGGCATATCTCCTTCAGGTAGCATCTTAGACTATCGTATCGCCACAGTAAACGTGTGTGCAGGTAGTCAAGGCGGTGGAACAACGTACACTGCTGGAACAGGTTTAGTTCTAGTAGGCACAGAATTTAATATTGACGGTTCTGTTATGCAGACAGGGGACATTAGCACTTCTCTTGCTGCTGGAACTGGCATAAGTTTAGATTATGATAGTGGAACAGATGTTTTAACAATAAATGCTACAGGAGGAGGTAGCAGTTACACAGGTGGAACAGGTATTATCGTCGATAGTAATAATGATATTAATATTGATGAATCTGTGTTCACCACCGGCAACTTAGTAGCCGGTTCGGGTTTGTCTAAGAGTGATTACACTCTGAATGTTGATGCGACAGTGCTGAGAACAGGCGATTTAGGAACAAATCTTACTGCTGGCACAGGGGTTGTTTTTGATGAAGTCAACTCAGACCTTCGTATTAATGTTTCTTTTACTGGACATCCAGATGTGCCTGCTGCCTCTTCTTCTAATAATAGTGGTAGTGTAGTTATTCAAGATATTATTCTTGATGATGACGGTCACGTAACAGGATTAGGAACCACAAACATCAGTGAACTGTTCACGCAGGGCGATGGAATGACCCTGACAACAGGAACTCTTGGGGACATCACATTTGCTGTTGATCCAACAGTTGTGCGTTCAGGAGACAATATCAGTGATTTGAATAATGATGTTGGATATATAACAGGTATCTCTAATGTCGATGCTGCTGAGACCACACATATACAAGTTAAAAATAAGGAAGGCAACACCCTTGATGCTGGTACTCCCGTTTATATAGATGGTTCTGTTGGAGATAATACTATCTTAGAAGTCAAAAAAGCAGATGCTAGCGATAATGCTAAAATGCCTGCTGTTGGCATTCTACAGACCCAACTAGCAAATAATGGAGAAGGATATGCTACAATCGCTGGTTTCATAGATAGCATAGACACTTCTTCTACTTTTGTTAGCGGAACACCAGTTCCCGGTGCTACTGTTTATGTTGGCGTGGGAGGAGGCCTCACAACTGTTAAACCAACAGGCAATAATGAATTAATACAAAATGTAGGTAAATTAGGTAAAACTACTGGAGATGGAACAATGGTAGCCTCATGTATTATGAGGTCAAACGATGTTCCTAACAGCGGCAATTTCAATGTTTTGGTTTCTGATCAGATTACATCTTCCAATGGGTCGTTTGTATCTTTG